CCAAAACATAACCCAAGTACCTTTGACTCTTGCTGACACCATATCTTCTTTGGTGTTTGCATCAAGAATCTCTGCTGTGTCAGAAACTGCTGAAGATTCTTCTGTTACTTCTTCTTCAACAAATTCCTTAATTTCTTTTTTTTCACGGGCCATGTTTTGTTCCTTTTTGTGTAGTTGTTACATGGATGGGGGGTTGCCCCATCCACATTACCTTAAATTATGATCAGCCTACTGAGCCACCGAGAGTGTTGATAACAACACGGGATTCTCCAGTAATCATACCGAAGCCCCAAATTGCGTACCAAGCAAGACCATGCTCACGACCAAAGTCAATGACACCACCGTCACGAAGTTCTACTGGCAATGCAATAGCGTGACCAAAAGCGTTGTCACCGATCATAACGGCGCTGTACGAGTTTGCAAGTGGTGCTTGTAAACCACCAATGCTTGTTGTCTCAAGGTCTGCAGGACCGCCACCAGCTTTAACTTGTGTTGTCTCAATGAATACTACGTCGTAGATACGACCAATTTCACCGAGCATGAAGTTACCTGGAGCAGCATACTTTGTTACTTCAATAAATTCTGGCCAATCACGAAGAGCACGGCTCTGTGATGGGTGAACGAAGCAGACGTATGTGTCGCCAAGGCGTGGGATGTTTTGACCAGCAAGTACTTCTACTGCGTCTTTGATGCTTGCAGGTGAGAGGTAACCTGGAGCGTTATATGTTCCAACTGTTCCCGCGTTGTATGGCGAGAATGTGTCAATTGCGCCTGATTGCTTTGTGCGACCAAACACGATACTTGGAGCAACTGCCGAACCGCCAGCAAACGGAACAGCGTTTGAGTAAAGCGTGTTACGTGCTTGAATGTCCATTGACTGTGCCATGTGGCGACCAAGCAAACGGCTTGATGATGCCATCACGTCGTCAAATGCTGCGTTAAGCAAAAGCTCAGTTACTGCAAGAGCCTGACCTTGTTCGCCAACCGTGATTTGAATCTGAGATGCGGACAAAGCAACTGGCTCTAAGCGAACACCTTCAGTAAGTGTTGCACCAGTAGCTTCTGCTACTGACAAGTTTGTGTATCGCATGAAGTTGATTGTCAAACCAGGCATTACACCAAGCTCAGTCTTCTTTACTGCGAACTGTTCAAAACGAAGAACAGGCATTGCTTGGAACAAAATTTCTTTTGACCAAATCTGTTGAATTGCTGGTGAGAGTGTTGCATCGCTTGAATAGCCTGTCGTGGTAATTGAACCAAGACCTGCTCCTGTGATTGCTCCACCTACTGGACCTGGAATTGCCATAATTTATCTCCTAAATTTCTTGTTGAATATGGATCTTAAAAACGACCCTTGTTGGATCGTGAACTTAAAAGCCTGTCTCTCATTTTAACATACTGGTCCATCGTCATGTTTCGGATGTCCTCCGAGTTCAACGTTTGGTATTCCTGTTGGTTTTCCATAGGTCCAGATACTGGCGAAGTAACTGATACGCCTTTAAGTTGGCGTGGTTGCGTCGCTTGTTGGACACTTTGAAGTATAGCAGCACTGCGTTGGCGCAGGATTTCTACTGAAGCGTCTACTTCTGAAATGCTATTTCCAGAAACAAGATCAATCAATTCTGGAATGATGTTCTCTTGTTCCTCGTGAAGTTTGCGTTGACGGTAGGTCTCTAATTCGCGCAATTCGCGTTCTTTATCAAGCAACGCTTGTTGTGCTGAACGGTCTTCTTCAATTGCTGCAAACCTAGCCTGCCACTCAGCATCAATGTTCTTGATCTTGGTGTTGAACTCATCTTCGGTTTTGGACAACAATTGCTTGGACGTAAGTTCTTCAAACTCTCGTTGTTTGCGAGTTTCTTCTTCTTTACGTGCCGTTTCTGAAGCTTGTTTAATAGCTATTTCGCGGTCTGAAGAAAGTAGTTTAAGTTGCTCTTCCATTGCCTTTGCTCGTGCATCGGATTCTTCAAGACGCTTATACATCTTGTCTTTTTCTTGTTTACGGATGTTTTCAACATCTGTTTCAGAAAAGAGTTTACCCGTTGGGATAGCTTGATTACTTGGGGCTACTTGTTGAGCCGCCTCATTGAACGCATCAACTGCCACTGCAGGGATGGTGATTTCATCTGTCTCTCGCTTTGCCATAATTTTCTCCTATGTGTTGTTTAGCGAATATTTACGTGTGTAGTTTACGAGTTATTTGTCTTCGTCTGGAATGCGACGCTGTGCAAATCTTGCGCCGTATGCCCGACTAGTCATTTTATTAATTAAATCTTCCTCAATTGGTGGAATACCACCAACACCTGGAAGCGGTCCACCCGTTCCCGAATTTCCCGCACTAGATACATTAGCACCTCCAGCGGAGGTCGTTTGCATGCCAGACGTATCAGGCAATAGGCCTGTAGCAAGCATCACGGCTTGACCTATCTGCGCACGCACCATATCAAGTGCACCTTGGTCAATCGCGTCGTCCATAAGTTCATCAAATATTTCAATCATTTTCTCGTTCGGGAATTCTTCACCAAGAGAACGAAGTGCACCTTTCTTGGATTCAATGCCTAACGCCATCTTTGCTTGTGCTTCGTTGAGCTTGATTAATGCATCAACAGGTAATGGCTCAGGCCAGTGAATTGTCGTTTTATAAGTGTTTGGGTCCATTGGATCTAGTTGTGTTAACTGATCCGCTTCTGGCATTGCTGATTCCCCTGGGTTGTACACCAAAAGTTCTGGCAAGAAAACAGCCGCTGTTCTAATAACAATTTCGTTTAGTTTTTCCAAACCATTTGTAAAGTGAACTTTTTTCATTTGGTAACGGTTCATCAAAGGCTGGTATTGAATTGCCAAAGCAACACCAGAAGTGTTGGAGACAGGTTGAAACTGTCCTAGTGCTGTTTCAGGTACACCTGTAATTTCGTGCATTGCTCGTTTAATAAGTTGAATGTATTCAAGTGCTCCAGCCATTTCGCCGCGAGATTCAAGGTTAAATACTTGCGCATCTTTAGGTAACCCAGCCCAAACCTTCTTAGGTCCTCGTTCTAACTGACTTGCTTTTGCTCCAGTAATAATAGTTACAGGAGCAGCATGGTAGTTGATGATGTCTGAAACTTCAGTCATCTTTTCGTTCAGCTCACGATTTAATTGAATGACATCCCAAATGTCAGATTGACCCCAAGGTGAAGATGTAATAGTTACGTTTGGAATGTGGACGATAGGAACTGTTCCAATTGGGTTTGGATACGAATCAATAAGTTCATCGTTTACATATTGTTGCACTAGTTCGTCAGTAAGAATTTCTGTAAAAGTGTAAACCTGACGAGTACCTTCTGGAGAAGTTCCCCAAAAGCGATACTTAAGTTTAAACCGAAGCAAGCGCTCACGATCATGTGGGTGATACTCAGGAAAACAATGAGCTGGGTTAAGCGGCAAAATACGAACACGCCCTGGGCGAACAACGCCAGCACCGTCTTCGTATGGTTCGTCATAAGCAACTTTTACAAAGCAATCTCCGGTAACGCTTGCAAGTTGACCCATTTGCCAAAGCAGATAATGTTTGTTGTTGTGATTATCCCAAACTTCGTGGAGCAACCGTGGAATGATTGCTTGGTTTGCTTCAGGAACTTTAAACTGAATTCCTTTACCAAAACAAAAGTTAGTAATAAAGTCCGACATTGTTCGGACATAGTTCATAGTGATGTTGTTGTCGCCCATCTCACGGCGGTAAGACCAGTGATGACCTAGGTACCAAGCCCACGCAGCAGAGTAACGATTCAGGCGTGGACCATGAACCTCAAACTCTTCATCGGCAAGTTCAACCAAACCTAAAGGGCTGATAGCAACGGTTAGATCGCTAGATGCAGCCCTGTAGGACGGAGACCAAAAATCAATGGGCATTTAAAACCTCTTTATAAACGTAATAAGATATTACTTCTTTTTCTTAGCAGCAGGTTTTGCTGGTGCTGCGGCTACGGCTTTTGTGGCCAAGTCAATCAACATTGTTGTGTTTTTGTCGCCAATCTTGGTTGAAACAAAAGACAAAACAAGGGCTGCTACTGGAACGCAGGCTGCGATTACTTCGGCTGACAAGTCGTATTTTGCACCAGCGTATGTCAGTAACCCTAACAAGGCTCCTTTGGCTGTTGCGTCTACATGTGCTGTCTTCATGGTATTACTCCTTTTGTTGGTTTGTTAATTATACAGGTTTACGCGATTTGTTGTGTACTTCATATTCTTGGACAAAGGTGTGGTAGGGCGCACCTGTGTATGGGTCAAACTTAGCAGAGATAGCAATAGCCTTTATAGCATTGGCTTTTGCCTGCGGGATAGTTTGTTTCTTGTTGTGAACTAGAGATTGCAATGCCCCAAGAGCATAGGAAGAACCAGTACCAATTGCGTATAATCCATTAAAGTCTGAATACCACGAGTAATCGCCGTCAATTAGGTACAGGGTTCCATTGATGGACAGCAAGATAGTAGAGCCTTGTTCTGCAATGTGTTCTTTATCATCCCTGTCAGGAACTGAATATCCTTGAGAGTCAAAACACTCTCGTAATGCCGGTATGAATTTGCTAGTAATAAATTGATCTAACTTCTTACCCTTAGTGTTTGGTGTTGGGGTTGGTGGTTGGAACACATGTTGAAGAATGTTTATTGCTCTAAGATCACCGGCAGTCGCCAATAAGTATTTGCCATTGACCGCCACTTTTCCAGAACCTTCACGCAATGTTCCTATTTGTGAAATTAAGCCATCAGCGTAAGAATCGCTAATACGAGAGTCAGCGCAAATTACGGAAAACCCGTCCCCTTGAATAGCGATAATTGTTGTCATGTGCTTTACGCACTGTACTCTTTGCCGTGATACATTGCCCAACCATCATAAATCGGGATTACTTCGTATGCAAACTTATGTTCCCCAGTGTCTTCGTAAGTAACTACACCAAGACCTTGTTGCCAATTTTCGTAACGAACTAGTGGTCGCCCATCTAAATCTACGCCACCTTTAGTAGAAGGGATAGCACCATCAATGCGAGCAAGGCAACCAGGCGACGCCGCCATGATTGTGCGAGGACCATCAAAGTCTTCTCTAGTCTTAAACGCAGTTTCAATTCGGTGAATGTGTCCATATATCACGCTCGTTTTCTCTGCATTTAAATAAATGTGTGCTGTTGATCCTGATGATTTAACTCTATCTCCATGTATTACTCGTAACTTTTCATTAATCCAAAAATCAGATGCTGGATACCCTGGTCGGTACTCAACACCAAATTCATCCATTCGGCATAGATACGGAACGCTTAATACGGGCCAAGATTCTGGGATGTTTCCTTTTCTTAAACCATAAGCAGCACCAGCGTTTACTAATAAATATTTAGGCATTCGTTCTTCATGGTTTCCAGCCAACCAAACTATTTGCGCATTAGGGGCAGCGTTTCTCATTTCCGCACATATAGAAGTTGCTCTATCAATAGATGCTTGGGTTGTCTGTGCGTACGCTGGATAAGTAAGGTATTTTCCCATCTCTGGTAAATCTAAATTGTCACCAACGCAAACAATAACATCTGGTTTTACTGTTTTGATTATTGCTAAAGAAACAGCAATTGCTTTTTCGTCATGTGTTGGTTCTAATTCACCAGACCTGCCACGATAAAAACCAATCTGAATGTCTGGGACAACCACACACGTTTTAAATCCAGATGTTGGTGAAGCAGAAACCTTGGTTGTGGGAACTTTGTAAGACGGTCCTTGTGTAACCACAGGCCACTCTGGACCAGCTTCCCATTTAGGAGATAGTTGAACAACTACCGTTTCTTGGGTTTGAGGTTCACCATCTTTATCTTTAGTAAATCTTTGAGTAAGTGTAACTTTTTTAAGGTCACCTATTTCAGATACATCAATGTTTTTTTCAAGCAACACATCAGCTAAAGAACTAATTAACTTTTCTTTGCGTTGTTTCTTTTCTTGTTCAGACGCAATGTTGCTTAACTTTTTGTGTAGGTTACCCATTATTTTTTCTCCAAGTTGTTAGGAAAACATAAGCATTTATGGTCTGTTCCCTGTTTAAAACAATGACGTTTATGATTGATTGTGGTTCTTGATATTGAATACCCTTCAGCAATTAGTGCTTTGTGTATCTCACTAGTTGACGCGGGACTCTGTAACGCAACTATAAAAGCTTGCGCAGTTTCTTTGTCTAACCTTTTGTAAAGTTTTCCTAAAGGACAAGGGGCTTCAACTGCTTTTGACAGTACCGCTAACCTAGAAAGCAGTGTTTTTTCTTGTGTACCTTTTGTCATTTTGTTTCCTTTTTGGCCAATTTGTTTTTCTTCTCTAACAACAACTTGTCTATTAAGTTAACTAGTTCTTCTTCCTCTAACTTCCCTGGATATACTTTTTTTAAATAGTAAACAATTAGATCAATATCTGATAACCGCATATAGGCATACTATCAACTCAATGACTGCTCGTCAACAGAGTGTTGTAATGTTTACTTTAAACCAAGAAGTTCTTTTACCTTTGGACCAACAACAGAATCATCATTAAGCCCGTTTTTTACTTTAAAGGCTTTAACTGCGGCGTTGGTTTTTAACCCAGAAATCCCATCAACTGCGTAGTAGTAGAAGCCTTTATCTTTAAGTGCTTGCTGTAATGCTTTAATACTGTCTACAGAGGTTGAGGCTGTTGCTGTAGCGGCAGGTTGGGTTACTTCCAAATCAACAACAGGCTCTTCAATTGCTGGTTGACCACCAGTGAAAGCAACTACAGCCGGAGTCGGATTATCACCAGTAACCAAGCGCAAATGCCATGGTTCGCTTGGAACCACTTCCCAACTAAAACCAAAATCCTTTACATTTGCAATCAACCAATTCAAGCGCTTTGGGTCACCTGCTGAATGGACGTCAACGGCTATTCCGAGATTATGGTTTGACTTTCCTGGAGTGGCAAGCATTGCCATACCTTTTTTTAGATACCAAGTTTTTCCTTCAAATGATTTGGTGCTTGTTCCTTTAATTGGTTCCAATACGTAGCGCTGTTTAAAGCCCGCCAACTGCGACTCGTAAGTGCGGTAGAGGTCGCCCGATGACGTGGGTTTGAGTTCAAGTCCGTCGGCTTTGGCCTTGGTGACCATTGCGTTCCATGCGTCGGCTGCTCGCCAATGGAGTTTTCCTCCGCTTGGGATTGCTCTAAGGAGTGAGTCGGGCAATTTTCCAGGGTCAATTCCTTTCAAGTCTTTTGGCATAATAATTGGAACAATGTAGTCCCACGCAACTTTACTCATTGTACATCCTTTGTTTTTACTTTAGATTCTTTTTTTACTTCTGAATCTTTGCCATCAACTTTATTGAAGACATCATTAATTTCTGAAAGAGTAAGTTTTCCGTCATCTAAAAAGGAGCGAGACAAACCTTCAACAACAAACGCCACACCAGCAATACCAGCCATGAAACAGGCTTTCCACAACGGTACTCCAGCAATGGCTCCTGCACCAATTACACCCAATCCAGAAGCTGCAAAGGTTGCAAGAATTCTAAGTATAACGTTAAAAATCAAATCTTTATTTTTCATAGGTATGCCAATCTATGTGTTTATCTAATTTTTTTCCTACCTTCTTAACGCTTTTGTTTAACCCAAGTATTTCTTCCATAACCTTGTCATGATCTTTTTTATTTTCTTTTCCAAATTTAAAGAGTAATTTAATTGTCCAAGCGATACCCGATGCGACTACTGGAACACATGCTGCTAGAAGGTACCCCATGCCGTCGGTCATAATTACATCTGTTTTCTTGACGGTTTACGACTAACAGAAACTGGTGTAGTTTCCGCATATTGTGTTGGTATACCTGTAGGAGAACCTGCGGGAGCGTCTGGGTCTAGTGGGCGTATAAAACTACTTGGTCCAGATGTATAACCAGCTTGTCTAAATGCTGGGGTTACCTTGTGGCGCAACAACCCAACTTGTCCACCATACCCAAGTTTTTCGTCAAGAAATCTGGTATCACTTGCGTCTGCATCGTAAGATTTAAAAGTTCCTCTAGCGCCAGATGAGTCTTGCATTGTCCACGTACTCGGTTTTTCTTGTCCCGGCGTTGCATACACAGGTGCTTGCGCAGTCTTTCTAGCATCCACTCGTTGTTGCACTCTTTTAACAGGCGTTTGCTCGCTAATACTTCCCGTTTCAATATAACTTGCAGGGTTGTCAGCGTCAAATTCTTTTTCACCAGGACGAAGTACACGATTCATTGTTCGCTTTGTGTAGTTAGAGTGAGTTAACATTGGTGCGTTTTTAGCTGCTCCTATTGCTTCAGGATCTTTTTTACCTAAAGCAGATAGATCATGCACAAGAGGACCAGCAAGTGTTGTTGAAGGCAAGTGTACATCGGACCACATGTTGAAACGCATGACGGGAACTAGCCCTTCGGCGCGTGCTGCGCTTGCACCTTTACGGGACTGCATAACTGTAAGTGCCCCAGCAAACTGTGGGTTTTCTGCCCAGTAAGAAGAGCGAATATGTTGTGCTCTAAGTACAGCGTTGCTTTCTATTGTTGGCGCACCGCCACCTTTAGGACCTATACCAGCATGCCCACTTGCTGAATTACACAGTGTTTCGCACTCTGCTGTCCTGCAACCAGCACACGCATCAAATATTCCACTGGTCGTAGCATGTGCTAAAGACACTCCCATCTCATGAACTACATTAATTTTAGCGTTTGGGTGAACTGAATTTTTAGCCATTTTTGCGTTAAATGCATCAGCAGTAGGGTCCATGCCACTAACCATGGTAAGACCCTTGCCACCACCTTTAGAAACTTTAAATTTATTCCAATCATCAAAAACAGCTTTTCGGCTATTTCTTGTTGACATTGCTTGATTGTATTCAGACTCAGATGCTGAGTTTATGATGTCTGTTAGTGACGGTAACTTAGCCATGTTGTTAACTTCCGTAATCGTATTTGTCTTTGCGACCTTTTTCAACATGTAATGCACGCCTACGAAGATCGGTTTCTTTGTTTAACCTTCCCTCATCTTGAGGTTTATCAACGTCACGAACACCAGCGTCTAAATGCGGAGATTGGGTTCCAAATGCAGAATCAATTGGGTCTACAGGTTGATCGGAAAATTGGTCGGTAGAAAGTGTTGTTGGTTGCGCACCAGAACCAGCCAAGTTTTTTGGCATTGCATATCCAGTTGGTTGGTATACAGACACACCAATTACGTTTTTTAAATAAGAGTTAAGTATGAACGGGTGTCGTCGTTCTCGTAGTTCAGCGTTTGCAGCTGGGGTGCGCAAAACAACGTTTTGAAAGACACCTTTCCTGCTTGCAAAACCAGACGGACTGTATTGTCCAACAGGACTTAGCCCGTAGGTTTGGGCAATGCTTTCAGAAAGTTCTTCCGTGCCTGTAAGCCCAGTTGATTCAGTTGATGCGGCTGCTTCGCCGTCCATCGTTAGTCGCTAACAACAGTTACGTTTGGACGATTCATGTGACCACCGCTGTTGTAGGAATACTCCCACTTCGGCATGTCATCACCTGACATAGCACCTTCTACAAACTCGCTGAGCACTGATGGTGCTTCAACCCACGAAGCTGAACCTACGTGTGCACGCTCACGCATAGTGTCTGCGGCGTGCTTGTAGAACATTTCTGGGTTGTTTTGGTTCATACGCATTGGCGATGGGGCTGTGTCCTCGTATGCGCCTTTAGCGAAGTCATTTGGAACGTCTGTGTCCGTGGCTACGCCTTCTTCAAAACGAAGTGGACCTTTGTTGCCTGGAATGCTTGGGGCGTACTCGCTCTCAAACATAATTTCGTTACGGCCATTTTCAGGGACCATAGGTGCTGGTGATACTGTCATGTGTCACTCCTTAGAGTTAATCGGATACTAAAGAATACCATTAATTAAAGAATGGGTTTTCTCCAACTTGAATTGTGGGCATTGTATCATGAAGGGTTGTAGCACAAGCTAAAGCCAAAGAATCTGGGTAGTCGTCAAACGCTCCTTTTTCGTCAGGAGCTTCTGCCAACATATATGGGCCTTTGTAAACCTTCTCCAAATCGTTCATTTGTTGATTAAACCTTTTCCACATTTTAGTACGACGGGCTTTTGAATGTCCTGGAATAATAAGCTGTTCCCTTTGAATTAATTCGGTCAAATGCACCCATCTTTCATTCTGGCTTTTTGAGTCAGATGATGTTGCTGTTACCTCTATGTGGGGCAAAAGAATTTGAAGACGTTCGGCAACTGCGCCACCGACGCCTTGAGCGTCTACGGCAACTTTACAGACTTCATAATTGCGTAAAAAATCAACAATTTGAAAGTATTGACTTTCCCACTCTTGGTCGTTAATTTCCAACCAATTTAAAATTCTATGTTCGTAAAAACCAAATGGATCTGGATGATCCCAATCTACCCAAACAACAGTTACTACCGTAGAGTCGTTTGATCTAGCAACGTCAATTCCGGCAACTACAGGAGTTCTCCACCACTGCTTGACCAGTGGCATAGACGATTCGTACAACCGTTCCATGCGTTCTTCGGTAACAAACATACCCTTTTCAAGCATCCAACGGTTGCAATAAGACATTTGAAATTCATCGGAATCTTCACCAATTCGTAATTTTTCTTTAGAAATAAACTTTAAATAGTTTTGGTTGTATTTAGATGCAACTCGCCAATCGTATTCAAAATGACAGGTTCGCATGCTTTTTTTACTACTTGTCATACGTCGCTTGTTGTACTGAATCATCTTGTAAAAATAAGATTTGGTGCGCGAAGCCGTACCAGTTAACATGATGCTTCCGTTATTAAATGCCAACATTGGCTTAATAGATTTGGCAATCACGTATTCATCGGCTTCCTGAGCCTCGTCAATTAAAACAAAATGATAAGTTTTAGACTCAATCTTGGCTTTGGGGTTGCAAGTTTGCATACGGCATAGCGACCCAGCGTTCTTCAACGCCAAAATCTTTCCCTTACCTCGCGTACCACCAGCCTTGGTAGTGTCATCAATTTCTGGGTCTAACAAGAATGTTAAAGCGTGGTCTGAGGTCAAACGATTGACTATGCGACTGAACACCGTATCGGCTTGGTCTTCAACGGGAGCAAATACACCGCACCAAAAACCCTTACTAAACTTAGACAACCATGTTGGGTACACGGGAGCCAACTTTGGAAGTATCACCATCATGGATGCAAGCACATTAGAGATGACTTCTGATTTACCGCTTTGACGAGTTGCAACTAATGTTATTTCTTCACCGTCACCCAGCACAATGGATTCAATTACCCGATAAGCAATGGGAATTTGATAAGGAAAAAACTCAACATCACAGAATTGTTCAGTAAACAAAACCAGTTTTGTGACAAGTTGTTCTACAAATTCAGCAGAGGTTTCGTCTAATTCTTCAACTAAATCCTCTGGTAATTGTTCGTCAGTTAGTGCTTCGCTCATCCGTACAAGGATACACTACATCTCAAATAATGATAGTTGATCCGAATGTACTTCTGTTGGGCGCACCAACCCTTTGTGATACTCGTGAAGGTCTTCAACGCATATTAAAAAATTGTAAAGGTCATCAACATCGGCAACCAAGCGGTAGTCTTCTCGCTTAATGATGTTGTTGCGTGGAAACGACCCAATGTCGTTTGCCATCTTTCGCAACATCACTACTACCTTATCCATTTTTAGTTCTTCAGGTGATCTACCTATGTCGGTCATTTTTCCTCTTTTCAAGTTCTGACCATACCACAGCAAGGGCTTCTAAGCACGAAGCAACCTCTGATGACGGAGCATCTTTATACCGCCAATTGTCAAAAGAAGCACCCAAAGACATAATTGAATTGTCCATCCAAGTGTATAAAGACGCAGTGTCCAATCTTTCTGCGCGAACTTGTGCACGGGTTCTTTCTTTTTCCTCAGTC